CCACCCCCGCCGCCGCCCCCGCCGCCGCCATTTGCGTCATTTCGCTGATTGTATAATAATGTATTGGCGTCTTCCGGAGTTCGAGCCATAGCATTACCACCACCGACACCGTCGTTGTATTTTATGACCTTGCCTTCTTCGTCATATAATATAGGTCGCCCATACTCGTCGATTGCCGTTCCAGTCTTTTTCTTGAACTCATTGCGAACATAATTCGGAACATAATGAAGCCACGAGATTAAAAGCAGGTTCGGGTGAGTATAACGCACTAGGAATTTATTTTCTTGTAATTTATCTACAAGATATGCAATACAACCGGCGTGGTCATAATTCGCTACACCGAGAATAATTTCCGGAACTACGAACCAACAAAATGGCTGATTACATTTTTGGCGCGATGTCAACTTAATTTTTTCGTGAATTCGCGTAAGGATTTTGTTATAGGTATATAGTTTTGTCTTGTCTTGTTCCTGTTTCTTTTGATACAAGTCGTCTAAATTTATTTTTTCGACATTTTCCACATTATCACCAGAGAATTTGAATAAGTCGTCCATTTCAAATGACAGACGCGAATAACAAAGAGGAATTGTTTGTTGTATTCACTGTAGAAAATAATGGTGGATATACTTACGCGGAATGAATGAACGAATGAATATTAAACAATCGCTTATATTGATAAATATATACGCGAACAAATGGATACAAGCAGCAGCAGCGGCGGCGAGACAATCAAACACATTGTAATCTCATCCGGCGGCCCTGCCGGACACATGATGTATAGTATATTGCGAACATTAAACTTGAAGGGTGTCTGGGAATTCGATAATATCAAATCGATATACGGTTCGTCAGTAGGTTCTTTTGCTGCAGTTCTAATTGCTCTTCATTATGACTGGTCGGTCATCGATGATTATCTTATCAAACGTCCGTTTGAGAAAATATTCACTTCAGGATTCGGGTTAGGACTAGGTAGTGGCAGTGGCAGTGGCAGCGGCGGGTCGGGAACGGGGGGCGGGAATTCGACATCCACCGGCGAACCACCAAGCACCGAAACATCGACATTCTCCGACGCAAAAAATAAGTTTGATTTTGCCTATCGTTTATACAATAATAAAGGGTTGTATGGACTAAAAGAATTCACTGAAATGCTTCGTCCACCATTACAAGGAAAAGACATTGCTTTAAATGTAACCTTTCAGGAGTTTTATGAGAGAACCGGTGTTGAAATTCATTTTATAGTCACCGAGTTGAATTCTTTTACTGCTGTGGATTTTAGCCATAAAACGCACCCGAATCAACAAGTTATCGAAGCGTGTTATATGAGTTGCTGCTATCCATTAGGGTTTACACCAGTGTATCGTGATGGTTGTTGCTACTTGGATGGCGGTATTATCAATGAATATCCGCTGAATGAATGTATTCGCGACCAGAAATGTAAACTTTCAGAAATACTTGGTATAAAAATGATGTGGGAACGCAAGCCGGCAAATCTTACCGATAAATCGTCGATGTTTCAATTTATTGGCACATTTTTAAATCAAATCAATGCTAATTTTTTCGAAAATCGTATAAAAACCGCGATTCCAAATGAAGTCGTTTGTGTATCTAAAATATTCACAGGACGCGACTGGCTAAATTGGGCAATGGACGAGAAATATAGGCGCGAATTGATATTACGAGGTGAAACATTTGCAAATGTTTTTCTCTCGTATCGTAGAAATTATCAAGAGACGTTGAAGCTTGTTACACAGCAGCAATCAACTGTTCCTGGCATTCAAGTGCAGCCAGAAATTATACAACAGAAATTAGAAGTATTCGTAACGGAGCCAGGAGACCCGTCAGAAGCATCTAGGCCTGGCGAAACAATACCAGCGGCACAGCCAGACATCATCGCACAGCCAGAGACATCGACGGAACCCGAGACAGCAGGAGCAACCGTTTCGGAAACATTTCAAATACATAATACCGACATCACGATGGTATGAATATTCGTTCGTCGTTCGTCGTTCGTCGTTCGTCGTTCGTCGTTATTATGTCATTATATACTTTACAATACAGTATTCAAAAACTCGAGTATCTTTTCCTTATCCGGCTTGGCATCATACTCGATGACCTGACCATCCTTCACAAGTTTTATGGTAGGATAGCCTTCGATTTTGAACTTGTCGGCCATATCTGGCTCTGCCTCGCAATCCACTGTTTTAAATGTTACACTGTAACCATTGACAGGTTTTCCTTTAAGTTCCGCTTCAACTTCATCGAGAATGGGTTTGGCTTTCTTACAGTGAGGACACCAATCCACCTTGAATAAGTAGAGTTGTGCGGTCTTCTCTCCGGCTTCGCCTAGACCGTCGGGGGCAGGTGTAACACCCTGCGACTGTTGAAAGAATTTGGTCAATCCAGGAATCATATCATTTTTGATAAGATAATAAACAATACCGGCAATTGCAGCAAGAACAACAATGACAATTCCGATAGTTTTTGAATTTCCGCTAACCGCGGTTCGTATGGATGCCATTGCTGATGACGACGATGATGCCGTTGATGTTGTCTCAACCATAAAATACCTACTTTATTGTTATATTATAATATACGAATGTTTAATACTGATAATGAACGAACTTCATATTGTTCTTGATGAACGACAAAAAAGAATATGAAACAATAAATAGTTTATAATACAGCACAGGGCGAACAATGATTTTTCGTGATAAAAAAACCGGTAGTTTACTAAATGTTCGAAGAGACCAATATATCACCGACCGTATGTATTTTCAAGAAATCATTCGGGTCAACGGCAACGGCAACGGCAATAGCGATACGCTGCTTCACCGCCCGCGTTTTACACAACCGTTTAGCGAGTTCCTCATCATCACAACCGTAAAACCACGATAGCTAAAACCAAAATCATTAATATAAAACCAGCGGTAATGAAGAAATTATATTTCAAATCAGGAAATAAATCAGTTTCAATAATGCCCTTTGTGTCAATAATCGGTTTTACAGCATTGAATAAAATCGCAGATGTTCCGAGTAACATACCAACCACGATAATTTTTGTAATCCACGATGACCACGAACCGGATGAAACCGAGAGCGGGCTAATAAAAAACAATAATACAAGTAAAAGAGAAACACCTAAAAGAATGCAAGAATACTTTGTCTTCTCGCTATACTGGACGATGTAATTAGTTGGGTCTTCAAGGATAGACATATCGATTTCTATTATCTTGTGTATAAACTTATATATATGAGCGAAATTAGTATTTCATTCGTATCGCCCAAAATGGATAATCACGGCCGCGACTATTCCAATCGGGAGCAAACCACGTCTCGTCGGTTTTTGACATTACAGTGCCGTGTTTTTTGCGAAGGACGGAAAATATACTCTGGTCGTGACGATTCTCTCGAAACGCTACGTGGTTCGCTTTCACGTTCGCGTCGACCGAATCGTCTACGATATGATATTGGCAACAACAATGATACCACTGGTCGATAAGTTCGGTAGTAAGCGTGCTTTTCCGTATGACATAAATACCGCCGACAAGTTGCCCGGTTTCTGTTATGTTTGGGTCATTATTCGCCTCACAGTAATCAAATACCGACTTTTTCGTCCAACATTTCTCTAAATGTTCCATTTGAAATGAAAAATTACCGTGAGGACTTTGATTTACGATATCAAAATACTCCAATAATCGCGGTTTCCCGTGTGGATTAATGACACATCCGGCGTCGGCGTAAACAAGAATGTCATTCTCCGCCATTTTTTCCAGTGTTTTTTTCGTGAGATACGATTTCCATAACCAATATCCATATCCTTTTGCTGCGTTTGTTTCGATGAAGTTTTGGTGCTTATTCCAAAATGTCGTATCGTCTTTCAAGTCTTTATCTGTATAACCGATGATATGGTCGAACACACCGAGAATACTTGCTTGATTACATATGCGTTTGACCGCATTATGATAATTCGCAGTAGGGCCGCCGAATGTAATGAACCATTTCATAACAATAATTATAATATTACCATACTATAATAGTATTATAATACTAACGCGTATTTATTTTCAAAGGTCGTTTATTATCGATGACTACAACCCGCAAACGAAAATATAAGCGAGGAGGTTCGGTATCAGAACGGGCGAAAATACTTAGTCAGTTAGGCGGCAATCAAGAAACATCCGCCGCGTCAGCATCAGCGTCATCCGGTTCAGGAGCGTCATTAATTCCTGCCAATGCTTCATCGGCACACGTTGGGTCGTCCCGTAAACAACGAACGAAAAAAATGAGAGCATTCACCAAGAAGGATTTTCATAGCGGAGATGGAATGCTTACGACGGTATGGGGGCCTAGTATGTGGCATTTCCTGCACACAATGAGCTTTAATTATCCCGTCGAACCTACCCAAGAACAGAAACACCAGTATATGGATTTTATATTGAACTTAAGGAATGTGCTTCCTTGTAAATATTGCCGAATGAATTTAACGAATAATTTAGCAACACGACCGCTTAAAATGTGTCATATGGAAAGTCGTGATACATTTTCGCGTTTTATTTACGACCTTCACGAAACAGTGAATAAACTGCTCGGGAAAAATTCCGGGTTATCTTACTGCGATGTGCGCGAAAGATACGAGCATTTTCGTTCTCGATGCACGCAAGATGCACCGAAGGTGTTTGATTTTAGGAAATTTTATCGTGGAAAATCGGGGAAGAAGGGAGACAAGCACGAAAAAGGATGCACAGAACCGTTATATGGAAAGAAGGCGAAGTGTGTGATTTCGATTGTTCCGCAAGAAGTAAAAGTCCCCACATTCAGCGTGGATGACCAGTGTATTAAGAAGAGGGGGGAAGTCGTCAAAGAAGCCGCAGGTGCAGGCGCAGAGACGAAGGATATCTAATTTATAATATCGGGGTATTGTATAAGAATGACTTCACAAATAGGTGGTGCTGAAGTATATGACGTGGAGGAAGGTGTTGAAATCAGGCAATTATCGCCATCGGCTTCGCCATTGCCTTCGGTGATAAAAAAACACGAAGAAAACCTGAGGAAAAAGCACGAACCAGTAATCCGTATGTTGATTGGTGTTTGGAATACAAAACCGATGGGTCGTGCCCCTGAATTAGGCCCCGATAGTATTGAAATGTTAGATAAATTAACCGACCATATCAATACAATTATGACGGCTCCATCTGTTAATCTGTCGTTTGATAAAGACGCATTTAAATCTTCTATAAAAAAGATGTTGCATAAATTGCATACTTTTCTACATAGTAAACGGAGAAAGGTGAAAACCGTGCGAGGTGGAATGAAGCCAAGAATAGAGAATAGAGCAAGCTCGCCAGGCCCGGCTAATCCACCGCAACATCCGGCTGGTAATCCACCGTCGCCGCCACAGTCGGATGATGACCAAGCCGATTATGACCAGCGGGGTAGTCGTCGTTCGCGTTCTTCAGATGTTTCATGGACTCAACACTGTATGATGATGATTTTAATGATGTGTTCTATGTTTATGGGCTATATTGCCTATATTAAATTTCAGCAAACATTAGAAACAGTGACTTCGACAGGAACCGTTGGAGAATTAAAAGATATAGTTAACGAAATCGCTCAAGTATTCCAAGAAGTTGAAAATGGTTTTTTACCATATGTCCTACGGATATTCACAAAGCCACAAGCCGATATAGAATTATACTATACTGGCCAACTTACACAAATGATTACAACTGCGGTTGAGCGTTCTGTAAAAGCTATGAGCGCTCAAATTAAATCAACATGCGGAGGAGACCCTATTTTCCAGGATGGGGCATTGGCAGTAGGCGGTATTGACATTGGACATATAGCAAGTACGATAATAAATTCTGCGATCGGAGCATTGAATTCGGCTCAAACAACTGAATGTATTAAAGAAACGGTTCAGGCAATGACGAGAGAACAGTTTCATAAAATAGAAACACAAATTACATTAATCGTTGCTAAAATCCTTCAAAATCAAAATGTAATCAGGTGGTTGTTATCAGCAGCAACTGCATTCGCCGTGCCACCAGTAAGATTTTATGTTCGGTTGTTTACTAGGACAATCCGAAGATATGTGTCGAGACGAGGTGCGTCGGCAGACCAGGAACGAGCCGGACGACCTGGTAGTCCTAGGGGGGATGGTTTCCTGGCTCTTCCTCCTCCTTCTGAAGGCGGCGGTAGAAAAGCTCGGTCTCGTCGTTTCTTACGAAACAAAAAATCTCGGCGTGTTGTTTTCTCGCGTAAGAGGCGTAATTGATGATATTGATGATACCATCATTTTTTCTATATCCGGAAAAAATTGATGATACCATCATTTTTTCTATATCCGGAAAAAAATTGAAATCTTTTTTTTGATTTCATTAACTTGATAGCTCTATAGCACCCTCAGAAACAACCTACGATGACATCATATACCGCCCCCGAATACGCCACCATCCGACGCGATGGCTGCTGGACACACGAGTGGAATATAAACCAAAAATCAAATGAAACAGAATCACGACGTGCCATCGACGAATACTACGCGCGTGAAGAACACGTATTCTCACCCGTTCAGGCATACCCGTACCACCACTCACTTATCAGGTCAGCGTGCCGTTCAGCATCAAAACTCGTCATGATGGAGGCGGTGCGTCTCGGTATTTCGACACGACCATCACCATCACCATCACAGAAAGATGCAGAGGAAGCAGAGTTGTTCTGCGCCTGTGATGATGATGATGGTTTCTCCACCCCCGCCGTATTCGCCACGCCAACGACGACGACACACAATCTTGCCGCGTTATCCGGTATGAAAGGCAGT